TATCATAAAACAAATTATGTAATATCTTTTTAACGTTATCATTATCACTTTGAATTTCCAATACTTCTCCGTATTCGTTTTTCATTGTGGTCTCGTCCGAATAGACATCAAGTGCTGATGCTATGATTGGGTCTGAATCCATAGTCTCGTAATCTCTGAATAGACCTAACCTCTCAGCCTGTTTATAGGTAGAATCCATTAGACCATATCCTGAACCCTTTGAGTTCTGATACAATCGTGTGAATCTATCGGTTAAACTTTTCTTATAATATCCTTGTAACTTTTCGGTGTCAGCTATTTTTAATTGGCGACCACCAACATTTCGTACAATAACATTTGTACTGAATAGTCTTCTTAGTCTTCCAAATAATGTTTTATCTGCCATTTTATCCTCTTACTTTATTAACCAAGTTATATCTTCTTTTTCTTTACCTGTATCTACTTGCCATTGTTCTTGGAACATAGATGGTTTAGGTGTATAAATTGGTTGATTTTTATTAAAATATTCCATTGACTTTTTTTGTAGTGTGATTCCTTCAGCACGTAAACGTAATGCAGTATCACGTATCCATAGACAAATACCAAGTGACATTACTAAATCATCATTGTATCCCTTCATCGCCTCGGCTCTTTGGTTGTTATATATAAATACAAACAACTCATCCAATAATCTACTTGAATTTATTATAATTGATTTTTCTCTAAAATATTCTTCTATTTTAGCAACTACTAATGGTCTTGTCTTCATTGTCATAGAGAAACCAGGTACCATGTTCCTTTCTTCCCTATAAATTTTATTTGACAATTGATGTTCAACATCAACATACTTTAAATCTTTACTCGTGTAAAATAAATTATCATACCCTCTATCAATAATTTGTTGAATAGAAGCCCAACCAATGTTGTTGTTCTCAATTATTAATAGTGCATTATTATATTCAGTTGCAGTATTTAAACATAAGTTTCCAAAATCACGAGTAGAAATTTTTCCTTTATACTCTGCAACTTGTTCAACTGTTTCTGCATCAAAAACATGAAATGCAGAAAAGTCTGTTCCGTCCCCTCTTGAAACGTCAGCTGATAAAATATATTGTTTGTCATAGTTTGGATATTTCCAAACCCATAGATTACCATCAAGTCCTCTTTTTTCGGATGGTTCGTTTACCATATTATTACGACACTCTTCTAAGATAACACCATCAATTACAGTACGACCTGAAGTTATGAAGTCACAATCACACTCTTGAGCAGCCATATCAGGCCCCAATAATTTATCTTGTTCAGTTCTCCAATCTTCAGTTCTATCAGGATGTACAGTCCAATGTAGTTTTATCCAATTAAACTGATTGGTTCCCTCTTCAGCACCAACCCATGTTTTATGAAACCAATTACCAACACCATTCGGTGTGGATAGTGCGATACAACTACCACCAGTAGATAACGTCTGTTGAGCTGCAGTCCATATCTCATCAATCTTATCAATGAAAGCAGCCTCATCAAGTATCAATAACGACAGAGCCTCAGAACGACCAGCATCTTCTTTACTTGATATTGCCTTTACTTGTGAACCATTTGCATATCTCAGAGACAATTTATTATCTTCAACACATTGTTGTTTAACCCAACTTGGTAAGTTTGCATGCATCACACGAATTTTTGTTACTAAGTTTTTAGCGGTATCTTGTTTGGTAGCAATCACCAAGACGTTTTTATCTTGATGAAAAGTCATCATCCATAAAGTGTAACCAGCAGTAAGAGTGGATAAACCCAACTGACGGGCTTTTAATATAATGTTATATCTATGTTCGTGGAAGTCCCTTAAAGTTTTTTCTTGAAAGTCCCAAGTATGAAAAGGTATTTTACCTTTCATTGGATGTTGTATATAACAATACTTCTTTAAGAAATATACAGGATCCTGAGCACATTTAACATACTCTTTTTTGATTACTTCTTTTATGGGAACATTAGACATTATATTTTACCTAACACAAATCCTAATGCTAACCAAAGGTACGTATTCTCGTACCACTTCTTTTCAACTAATGATATCATCTTCTCGTTAGCCTCATCACGTGATTTCAATAAATCAATTTGTTTCTTTTGAGCCAACATTACTAAAGTATCTAATTTTGCTTGTTCTTCTAACTTAACAATAACAGAATCAGATTGGTTGATAGTAATTTTTTGAAATTCTATCAATGTATTTGCCTTTGCAATCTTTTCTTCCCACTCGGCATCACGAGCTTTTAACATCTCTAATGCTTCATCATATGTAAATGTAGTTGGTTTTTCACCACCCTTCATTATTTCTTGGCTTTCTGCCATTGACATAGCAAAAAAGATTACTATAAAGTACTTTAATATTTTCAAACCTAACCTCACTAATATAGTATATTTACAGTTCCACTACCACTAACTCTACTTACAGATATATCGTATTGTACCTTTGCAGTAAGATTAGATGCAGTTAAAGGGTCACCACCACCTGCAGGTGTAATTACTGTACTACCAGCACTTACGACAATAAATCCTTTACCAGGTAAGTTTGAGCCAGACAACACTAAGTCCTCACCAGAAGTTGTTACTACTTTACTATAAACTCCTTGATTCTGAGTGTCCATACTTTGATTATCATGAAAGTTTGAAGCATCAACTGCTATAGTTCCTGGTAGGTTGTTTGAACCAGTTACGAATCCCATTCTAAACTCCTATTTGTTTTTAGCAAATTTCTTCAAAAAATCCTCTGCAGAAGATATGTCGTCATTATCATATGCCTCTTGCATCTTTTTTGTTTTCTTTTTACTAATAGTTAATTTTCTTTTTAATTTACCAACTTCTTTTTTGGAAACAGATTTATCTTCTTCCAACTTTTTTATTTCTTTTTCAACTTTCTTTTCTTCTTTTTTGTTTTCCTTAATGACTTTCTCTAACTCCTTAACTTCTTTTTTCTTAGAAGCTTGAACAGCAAAAAGTCCACCAACTAAACCAAAAAGTCCAAGTATTAATTTCCATATTTTCATATTATTTCTTTCATGACCTCCGAAAATTTAGATTCATTTTTTTTCGTACTTCTAAAGTTAACCACACTTCTACCATTAACAGTAGGCATGCCATGGTCATCTTTACCTATCGACTTAACGACAATCTTTTTATTTTTAAATCGGCCAACAAGTATTGTATCACCGACACTTACATCAATTTTTATCATGTAGTTCTCCATCTATAAATAGACTATTTAGTTCTTTCTCGGTTTTTTTCAGTTCATCCGTCCACATCTTTTTAGCATCTTCACCCTTTTCTTTTAAAGCTGTCATATCTGCAGTCCACTCTTCCTTATCCATAGTCTCTCCATCAGCTGCAGTTTGATTCCAAAATACAGGTAAAGGTGTATTGATAAACCCATCAATCTCTTCTAATGCATTCTTAATAAAACTCACTTTATTTTTTAATACTTTTTGTTGTGCCCATTCCTCATAAGTACCTTCGATTCTTTTCTTATTTTCAATTTCTACCTGACAATTAAAACAATGTCCCATCATTCTCCAAAACTTATCATCGAGTCTACTTTTCATGACTTTTTTACATTCAGGACAAAACCAAGGCATCCTAACCTTTTGCATTATTGAAGTCAATGGACTTTCTATATCACCTTGTTTTTGTTTCTTACCCTCGTATCCAACCATAACCGTTTTTTGAACTTCTTCACCTCGTAGGATTGAACGAACAGCTTTTAATTGTTTTGCCCTTTCCTTGATTGATACATTTTCCATTTTATTATCTGACATAACCTTTACTCCTAAAACGTTAAAAGACCCATTATTTGATTTACAGGTGCAAATGCACCAGTAAATTTATAAGTCTTTCCATTATATTTAAAAACTATTCCCTCTGATGGTACTATTGTTTTCAAACCACCAATTGAATTCAATCTATCTAACTGAACTTTTAATGTGTTTAGTTTTTTGACATCTCCCTTTGACCTTAAAGTTTGTACTGCCTTCTGTACACCCTTTCTCATTTTTTGAACCGAGTCATTAGGATTAGCAGCCATATACCCATCTACATTCTTAAGTATCTCAGCACCAACCTCAAAAAACAATATTTCAAATGGTCTCATGTTTTCTTTTACTTGTTTTGAATGATTGTTTTTATCAAAACCCAAAGACCACTCTAAAAACTTTTCGTTCTTTATATCTTTTCTCATCATAGGTATTTTATAAGATTTATCAAAAAACGCCCATCGTTTTGTTAAATTAATCAAAACTTTTCTTGGTATTTTATATTTGTATTTTTTTGAATTTAGTAATATAAAACTTTCCCAATACTTTTGATGATATAAACCAAGAGTATCATTATTATTCAATCCATACTTTTTCTGTAATTTACTTAGTCTACCTAAAAACTTTTTTTTCATTTTACCAAAATCTTGATGTTTAGGAACTTTTAAAAATACAGGAGAAGATATCTTAAACTTCTTTTGTATATTTTGATTACGTTGTTTTACCATACCAGCTAATATTCTACCACTACCTGGTACTTCTCCTATTGGTGAACCAGATTCATCGTATATTAAAGCACCATGAAATACTATTTCTGC